CTTATGTACTGGATATGTCCCGTACATACGAAGCGTTCGCCGGCAACTTGCAGAAGATTAACGAAGTTACCTCCATCAAGACTGCGGAGGTGCTGGGTGTCCAGCGCTCGGCGGTGGAAAGCAACAACGCCTTAACAGCGAAGAGCGTCAGTGAGTTGTCGGAGCATCAAATCCAGCAGGCGTTGTTGGTAACGGAACGTAAGCAGACATTCCTGAAGCAGCAACTTGAGGAGTTGGACAAGGCGCTTATCGAGCAGGGTGGTTTATCCAAGCGCGATATGGAGTTACGCCAGCAGTACGAACAGGCGGTGTTCGATAACTTCCAACGTCTGTCGGTTCTGCGTACCCAGATGGCTGTTCGCCAGCTTGAGGAAATCCGAGTCAAAGCAGCGCAGGAGATGGGCTTCCTCGAGAAGTCGTGGAACGCCACTAAAGATGAGCTGTTTAACACGGCCCAAGGTATTGACGGCTCGCGCTATTACGTTACCGAGAATGCACGGCTACGCGCCGTGGCCGAGGGTAAGGAGGCGCCGCGAAACAAGACTGAGCATCTGGCCGCCCGCGAGGGCGCGAGAGGTGTACCTGTCAACGAGGTTTTGGCAAGGTATGGGTCTGGTCTGAGCAACGAGACTGTAACGCGCCGTGCGAATGCCACCCGCCAGAAGGGCTCGTGGGAAGCTGTGGTGGACAACATCAAGGCCAACCCGACGGCAGCCAAGGCACAGGCGACGCTGGAGTTGCAGAACCTGCAAAAATTCGTGCAGTTCGGGGTTGACAGTAAGTTCAAAGAGTCCACGCAGCAGTGGAAAGACCGCGCAGCATACCAAGCAGAGCTGCTGAAAATCATCGCGTTGGCTGGTAAAGAAGAGGAAGCGCAGCTCAAGAAGAGTGTCCAAGAAACGTCTTACGACACCGGCCGTAGCGGGGCGACACCTGAGTTCCCTGGTAAAAAGACCAAATCCGACACGTCCGGCAATCCTACATCCAGCACCACCACCAAAACCTACAGCCCGTATGCCCCTCTTGAGCATACATGGGAAGCGGAGGCTGCCAAAGCCGAGCGTGAGGCGCGGAAAAAGGACTATGACCGAGAGAAGAGAATCTTCGGTTATGGCCTGAAGCCCTCGGTAGAAGCCTATTCCGTTGCGGAGATGGAGAGTGAGCGTGCGGAGTTCGACAAAAAGACCGACTCGTACCGCAAACAGTTGAACGACCTGCGCCGCAAACAGGCCGACGGCAACGTGTCGCCCAGCGACGCACCCAAGCTGGCCAAAGACATTTCCATTCTCGAAGGCTTGATTAAAGACCGCTCGGCCGCCGGTGCCGTAGACCTCGGGATGTCCGTCCAGAAGATTACCACCAAGACCAAGGTGCTGGCCGGCGGCGGTGCGTCCGGTGCCATCGCCACAAGCGGTCCATTGGGCGAGGGTCGTCTGGTCAGTATGCCAACCACCAACAACGGCTTAAGAATCAAGGCCGGTGCCGAGTACGCAGGTCCCGCGCACGCAGGCACTTACGCTCTGGCACACTTCTTTAATGACCACCTTGGGCAGTATTACACTCGCCACGGGGCGTTCCGCGATAAGTCGCATATCGGTTATGCCAGCGCACATAACTCTGGCCGGGCGTTCGATTCCACTATCAAAGCGGACAAAATCAGTCCGCAAGTGGCGGATGTCCTTGCTGCACGCTTCACGCAGGTTATGCGTGCCAACGGTTTCAGCGAGAAAGATTTTTACGTTAAGACTGAACGCCAAGGTCAAAAGAACAAAAATGGCACGACATCAAGTGCCCTGCACTGGCACGCCCAATTCAACAGCGACGCTGCCGCTCAACGCTTCGCCCAGATGGCGCAATCCGGACAACTCAGGTCGTTCGGCGCATTGGCGGCCAACTACAAGCAGGGCAGCGTGACCGGTACGTCGACCGACAAAAAAGGGCGCGAATGGGAGACCGTTGAAGCGACCGAATACCGCGAGAACAAAGTAACCGGCCACAATGAGACGGCAGGCAAAGAATACCAAAAGCTGATGGAGAAGCAGGCTACTGGCAAATCCGAAGCCGAGACCATGAACGAGTACGCCACGCAGTTGAAGACCGTCATCGTTGATGAGCAATTCCGTTTGGAACTCCGCAAAGCCGAGGTCGAGCATCAACGGGCGACCGGCGAAATCTCACGGACGCAGTATCTCGACGAGCAACAGACGTTGGAGATTGAGAAACTTCGCCTCGAGCAGCGTAAAGAGTTGACCAAGATTCTCTCCGAGGGTTCGTTGACCTCCGAGCAGCGGCTGGAGTTGGAGAAGTTGCAGACCGCCGAGCTGGAACGCCAGCTTGAGCTGGCCCGCCAGAAACGTGAGCAGGAGGAAGAGAAGCGCGGGTGGAAAGCCGGTGTCGATTCGTCCATCGAGTCCATCCACGACGAAGCCACCAACTACGCACAGTTTGCCAAAAAGCAGATTGATGTGTTGACCGGCGGCATGACCAAAGCATTCGAGACCCTAGTGACCACAGGCAAACTGAACTTCCGCGAACTGGCCACTTCGATGTTGGCGGATTTGGCAAAAATCTACGCCAAGATGGCGGCGATGCAAGTTATGTCGGCGATGTTCGGCGGCACCAGTGGGGCATCATCCGGTGGCGGAAGCTGGATTGGCACAATGCTGCACAGTATGGCTGGCAGCCTGCGGACTTCAGCCAAAGGTAACGTGTTCTCGTCCTCCGGCCTGGTGGCGTTCGCCCACGGCGGCGTGGTCAACAGCCCGACCTACTTCGGCTTCGGCAACGGCGGGCGCGGACTGATGGGCGAACAAGGTCCCGAAGCTGTGGTACCGCTGTCAAGGATGCCCAACGGCGATTTGGGTATTTCGATGGCTGGCATGGGGGGCGGCGGCTCGGTAGTCAACGCGCCTGTTACTGTCAGCGTGGTGGTCAACAGCGACGGCAGCACCGACAGCTCGTCCGAGGGCGAATACCGGCAGCTCGGCGAAGCCGTCCGCGCGACGGTGGTCGAGGAAATCGGCAAGTCGCTGCGGCCCGGAGGGCAGATTAACACGGCCATCCAGTCGGGAGGGCGTGCGTAATGGAACGTATCGAACGCGACCTGATGTGGGCTTACGAACAAGTGTCTTCCGGCGTTCTCGCCCGTCCGATGGCGGGGCGAGACGTCTCGGGACAGGCGGCCGATTTGTACGGCGGTCTGGATTCGGCCTCACGACTCTTGGCCTATGTCGCCCAGCTCCCTGCCGCGCAGCGGTGTGCCGTGGAAGCGAAGTGCGGGCTGATTACCAACTCGCTCCGGTTCTGCGCCCGGCGTCTTATGGTGCATTTCGATGTACCACAGGAAGCGTCGCAGGCATTGGTGCTGTGCTGGCTGAACCATAAGGCCAAGCCAAAAATCGCCCGCCTGTCCGACCTGCTCAACGCTTCAGAATCGACCGCCAAGCGGCGAATGCGTGAAGCCCGTAACCTTTTGGAAGACGACTACCAAAAAGCGCTGGGTAACCTGTCGGAATCAGTTGATGGCTATCGTGAACCGGCGTATAATAGATTTTGCTAAATTACTCTTGGTGCGCCCGCTCTATGCGGGCGTTACTTTTGGACGCTGATTATGGACAGATTCGAGTGGATACCCGACCGCGACGCCGACGTTTCCTATGACCTGCAACTGAAAGAAGTGCAGTTCGGAGACGGCGTGGTGCAGGTGCAGCAGACGATGTTGGCGCGACCCAAGCGCACGTTCTCGCTGACCTTTTATCGCGGCGTGGTAGATGTGCGGGCCATCGAGGCGTTTTTGGTCTCCCAGCGCGGACGCCGTTTCCTGTTCCCTTGGGACGGTACTGACGTCAAAGTACGCTGTACCGAAATCAAGCGCAAGGTAACAGGGTTCGCGGACACGTTGACCTGCACCTTTAAAGAGGAGCACATCTGATGCCGCCAGTTATTCCGATTTTGAAAGAGTCCGAACAACTCGAACAAAGCCCGTTGGTCGAACTGTGGGAAATCGACCTGACGCCCTTTGGCGGAGAACTTTACCGCTTCTGTAACCAGCCTAATGAGAAAGGCGAAGCCGTTGTCTGGCAGGGGCAGAAGTTTGAAGCCTATCCGGTACAGGGCGAGGGTTTCGAGTTGTCCGGCGAGGGTTCCTCCGCCCGCCCCAAACTGAAGCTGGCCAACCTGCAGGGGCTGATAACTGCCGCCGTGCAGGAATACGGCCAGCTTCTCGGGGTGCGGGTTACACGACGGATGACTTTCGCCAAATTTCTGGATGCCGAGAACTTTGAAGCCGGTAACCGCGACGCTGACCCGACGCAGGAAGTTGTCAGCGTGTTCCTGATTGAGCGTGTGGTCGCGCTGACTGCCGAGGTCGTTACCTTGGAATTGTCAACACCGGCGGAAGCCGACGGCTCCGTCGTTCCGTCTCGCATCATGCTGACCAACGTCTGCTGCTGGAAGTATCGCGGCGAGGGCTGCGGTTACACCGGCAAGCCGGTGGCCGACGCCGACGACAACCGCACTAATGACCCCGAAAAGGACGAGTGCAGCCGTCGCGTTTCAGGCTGCCAAGCCCGCTTCGGCGCGACGGCGGTGCTGCCGATAGGCGCATGGCTGTCCGCCGACAAGGTAAATTGATTATGTTGAATATCACAAAGAAATGCGCCGCCGAAATTTTGGCGCACGCTGAAGCCGCAGCCCCTGAAGAGTGCTGCGGCTTTTTGATTCAGGAGGGGCGCACACAGGTCTATCTGCCTGCGGCCAACGCCGCTGCCGAGAAAACTGAGACCTTTGCCATTGATGCAGAGGACTTTGTGAACGCGCAAGAGCGCGGAGAGATTTTGGCCGTCGTCCACTCGCATCCGAGCGGCGAGCCGTTTTTGAGCGGTGCCGACCGCCAGATGCAGAACCAGTTGAAGCTGCCGTTTGTGCTGGCCGTTTCAGGCAGCCTGAAAGTCTTTCGACCTGTGCCGCTGTTGCGGGGGCGCACGTTTGAGTACGGCGTCGCAGACTGCGCGGCGCTGATACGCGACGCATTCCATTTGGCCGGTGTCGATTTGGACGACCACGAGCGCACCGATTTGGAAACCGACGCCGAGCGCGGCGAGCTGTTGGCGCACGGTCTGGCGCAAGGTTTCGCGCAGGTTGACGCCGACGACATCCGTGTCGGCGATGTGCTGCTGACAGGCACCAACGGGCGCCCCGAGCACGCGGCGCTCTACATCGGCGACAACGAGATGTTGCACCACGCATTTGACACTTTGAGCCGGCGCGAACCCTACAACGACTTTTGGCGCCGCCGCACGCTGGCGGTTTTGAGACATCCGCAATGGCAGCCTGAAATGCTGCAAGCGCTGGTAAACGACTTACAGGCAGGACTGGCAAGATGATTACCGTTCGATTCTACGGCGACCTGCGCGACTTTGGCGAGCGCTACGACATGAAAGTGCCGACACCGGCACAGGCGCTGCGGCTGCTGATGGTGCAGCTTCAAGGTTTGGAGCAGCGTCTGCGCGAGGGCAGCTACCAAGTGCGCTTCAAAGGGCGCGATTTGTCGGAAGACGAGGTGCACGCCGCGCTGCAGGATGCCGACGGCGGGGTGCTGCACGTTGTGCCTCGTGTGCAGGGTGCCGGCAAGGCAGGGATGATTGTCGCGGGCATCGTGCTGATTGTGGCGTCGTTCTTTGTACCCGCCGGCTGGGGCGCCGTCGGCACCATGCTCTCGGGGGCGATGGCCAATATGGGTGTCGCACTGGTCTTGGGCGGCATCGCGCAGCTTCTAACCAAGACCCCGAAGCAGGAGAGCAGCGAAAAGAAATCGCGCAACTCGACATCGTTCTCCAACTTGGCCAACACGTCGGCGCAAGGCGTCCCCGTGCCCTTGGCCTACGGCACCATCATGTGCGGCACACGGCTGATTTCCCAGAGCATTGAATCCTATCGTGTGGCGCAGGACGACAGCCCGACCAAGCAGGCGAAATTCAAGGCCAGCAAGCGTCAACTCGCGTCGTGGATGGTTTACCGTGCGCTGGTCGGCGGCTGGCTGGCGACCAGCGACACGCTCCCTGCGGCAGGCGACCTGAATCTTGCGGGCTATGTCTCAGGTAAGTCGCTGAAAGCCGACGAGCAGCAGGTCAAGGATGCAGCCGACAGGTTGGCGACGGACATCGGCGCATCGCCGGCTGACTACGACACCGCTGCAGCCTGGGATTTGCAGCAGGTGGAGGCCGAGGGCTGGGTCAATGCGCTGCTGCAGAACGGCCGCACGACACTGGTCGCAGGTCGCACGCGCGAAGCGCTTGTCGAGCAGACGTCGCAATGGCTGCTCGAGGCTCAGGTGCTGGTCGGTTCGCAAACCGGCTATGCGCTGGACACACTGATTAAAAGAACCTACCACGACCCTGTGCCGGCCATCGCGCCGGACGGCCTGCCTTACGACATCGACATGAATGATGACAGCGTGCGGGCGGCCAACTACACGGCGGTTATCGAGATGTAAAGGAACACACTATGGGCGGTAAAAGCGGAGGCGGCGCACGGACGCCCTATGAAGCCCCGAACACGTTGCAGTCCGCGCAGCGCTATAAGGCGGTGCACGTTTTGGCCGAGGGCGAGCTGGCGGGGTTCGCCGGCAAAACTCTGCTGCAGAGCATCTACTTCAACGGCACGCCGATTCAGGACAGCGTAGGCAACTTCAACTTTCGCGGCGTGGAAGTCTATGCGCTATCGGGTACCGCCAACCAGCCTTATGTCCCGGGTTTCGATACTTCGGAAAACACCGTTTCAGTAGGTGCCGAAGTAAAGAAAGCAGTGCCGGTAACGCGCACTGTAACTGACCCGCTTATCAGCCGCTTGCGTGTGACCGTGGCGGTCGAGCGCAACATTCAGGTGCAGGACAACGGCGACACGCTGGCAGCCACCACAGACGTCCGCGCAGAGCTGGTCAACGACCGTGGTGTGGTAACACAAACTATTCCGGTCCGCTTCAGCGAAAAAGGCAGCGGTGCGTTCCACCAGGACATCGTGTTCGAGCGCCTGCCCAAGGTGCCGTTCCGCATCCGCGTAGTGCGTGTCAGCGATGACCCACGCAACGACAAGACCGTCAACCGCACCCACTTTGCTTCCTACGTCGAAGTCATCGACGTGCGTCAATCACACCCGCACAGCGCCCTGCTGTGTGTGAAGATGGATTCGGCGCAGTTCGGTTCGTCCGTGCCGACGGTCAACGCGCTGGTCAAGGGCCGTAAGGACATCAAGATTCCGTCGAACTACGACCCGATAACTCGGACTTATACAGGCATCTGGAACGGGGGCGACTTTAAAACAGGTTGGACGGACAACCCTGCGTGGATTCTCTACGACATCCTGACCACGCCGCGCTTCTCAACCATCGCCCGTAGGCTGCTGCCTGAAGAGATTGACGTTTCGGCGCTCTACGAAATCGGCCGCTACTGCGACGAGATGGTGCCAGACGGCAGGGGAGGGCAGGAGCCGCGTTTCAGTTGCAACATCCAGATGCTCGACGCCGAGCCCCGCAAGTTGGCGACCGTGGTCTCAGACCTGTGCAGCGCATTCCTCGGCATGGGTGTGTGGACAGGCAGCCAATTTAGCGCGTTGGTCGACCGCGACGCCGACCCTGTGTACCGCTACACCAACGTCAACGTGGTCAAGGGTGCGTTTTCTTATGCCTCGACCGCACTGAAGTCGGTACACACCGCTGTCCATGTGCGCTATGCGGACGCCGACGACTTCTACCGTGTGAAAACGGAGTACGTCTCGGACGATAAGGCCATCGCCCGCTACGGTTTGAACATCAAGCAGGTCGAAGCCTTCGGCTGTACCAGCCGCACGCAGGCATTGCGCGTCGGACGTTGGATGCTGAAGACCTCGCTGATGCAGCAGGAGACTGTAACCTTTGCCGTCGGACGCGAGGGCCTGCGACACAGGCCGTATGACATTATTCAGATTGCCGACAGCGATTACGTCGGGGCAAAAATCGGCGGCCGTATCGTGTCGGTTGCCGGCCCCACGCTGGAGTTGGATATGCCGCCGTCGGACGACGCGGTGGGCGCCAAGTTGGTGTTTCAAGCCACCGACGGCAGCCTGAAAGAGACATCGGTGGTCTCCGTCAACGGAGCGAAAGCGACGTTGGCCGATGCCTCAGGGGCACAGGTCGGCGGCATCTGGCTGTTGAGCGGCCGCGAGCAGACAACGCTGTGGCGTGCCATCACGATTACCGAGAATGCGAGTGAGGGTACCTACAACATCACGGCGGTTCGTCATGACCCCGCTAAATATGCGGCGGTCAACACGAGACCGGCAACACCGGCTGTACGTCCTACGCCCTTGTCCCGCATCTACAACATTGCGGTGCACGCCGGCGGAGGCAAGCTGGAGGTCGTTTGGCAGGACACTGCGTCAGGCAGCGCGGTCGGCTATGACGTGGTGCTGTACCGCAACGGCGTCGAAGTCGGCAAACGCATGGGGCTGACTGAGATGTCGGCCACGTTCGACCAGCTTCAGAACGGTAATTACGTCGTCGAGATTACCGGTACCAACGAGCGTGGTGTGAAGTCTCGGGCAGTACGCTACGGCTTCTCGCTGAATTACAACATCACAGGCGTTAAGACAACGGCCAAGCTGCTGTCCATTGCGCTGGACTGGACGCTGCCCGAGCCGGTTGTCAACGAGTGCTATACCGAGGTCTGGTACAGCAAGACCAATGACATCAACACCGCCGAGCGGCTGACGACGCTGCCGTTTCCTCAGACCGGCTATACCTTGTCCGGCGTCGGTGTTACCGACCGTTACTACTTTTGGCTGCGTGTCGCCGACATCAACGGCGGCTACGGCGAATTTACGCAGTCGGTCGAGGGGCGTGCGGACGATAACCCCGAGCCGCTGGTCAGCCAGTTGCAGGGTAGCCTGACCGCATCGAGCTTGAGCGAAGAGCTACGCAGGCAGTTGGCTGACAACCAGACGGCCAAAGATGCCAAGGCGCTGGCTGAAGCCACAAAGAAAGCGCACGACGCGCTGGCGGGCAAGGTCGCAGGACAAGAGCGTGCGCTTTCGACCCTGCAGACTTCGGACGCGGCGCAGACGGCGGAAGTAACCGCTATGAAAGCCGAGCTGGCCGGTGCCAAGTCGTCGATTACCGAAATCCGGCAGGCGGCAGCAGCAACCGATGGCCGAGTCCGCTCGATGTACAGCCTGCGGGTTGCGTCGGCGGGCAAAAAGAAAGCGGTCGCCGGCTTCGGGCTGGGCGCCGATGGCAACACCGGCGATAGCGAGTTCAACATTCTGGCGAACAAGCTCGTGTTTATGTTGCCGGATGGCACAGCAGTCCCCGCGCTGCTGGTTCAACAAGTCAACGGCAAAACGACGATGGCGTTGAACGGAGACTTGGTGGCCACCGGGTCGATTCAGGGCAAGCACATCGCTGCCAGCCAAACGATTCAGTCGCCTAGGTTGGTGGGCGGCGAGTTTATCGGAGGCAGCCTGAATCTCGGCAACGGTCGGTTTACCGTAAGCAGTGAGGGTCTGGTGTCGATTCGTTCGGCGCTCGGCAAGGTCGGGTTGAACATCAGCAACGACCAGATTGTCGTGCGCGACGAAAAAGAGGAAGTCCAGGTGGAACTGGGCAAATTGTTTTAACGTGCAACAGGAGAAGACATGGCACAGTATGGGTTGAGAGTCAAAGGCCGAAAGCCTTTTGACAACGTGAGAATGGCCTACAAGGTCATCGCGTTGCCTGAAACCGGTTCGGGGGAGTTTACCTGCCCTGAGCCAGAGGGCGCGCGTGATACGGCTGACGGTAAGGTCGCAGATTTTGTGTATACCTGCACGCCGATTCGGGCGCGGCAACTTAGAAAGTTTGACCGTAGCGGTACAGTGATGATGCGTAAGACGCAACTGCAACCGTCCTATGACCTCAGCTTCGATAAGCCGCACCTGACCCGCATTTCGTGGAACTGTGAGCGGGTGCCGATGACGCCCTCACCTGTCTTGCAGGGCGACTTGGAGGACATTGTCGTAGGTATTGTGATTTGGAAGGAATCTGCTAAACCAAGGGAGCATGACTGATGGTTTATGGTGTAAAAATTGAGGGTTCGCCTCTGTTCCTAGGCGGCGAGGCGCTGCTGGTGGCGCGAAAGAAAATCAACCTGCTTGACGCATTGGGCGTTGAGCCAGGCCACAAGGGCGAAGCCAAGGCCACCCCGTTGAACGGCGGTGTCGTGCGTCGAGCGAAGATTTACCTAGGCCCGCCGGACAAGGTCTTCCTGGCAATGGCCGACTGGAAAGGTCACGCCGACGCGCCTGTATTTACCTACACACGACTGTTGCCGCCGAGTAAGGCGCCGGAGAATCCGCGCGACCCGAATAAGCCGCCGCGCGACCATCGCCCGCCGCCCAAGGTTCCTGATATGCGGCCTCCTGGAGGGCGCAGATGACTTGGGGCAGTCTGATTCCAGACTGCTTTTCTAAATTATTTAGGAGAATCAAAATGGCTTTAAATAATGGGGGTCGTAGAGAGACCCCAGGTCAACGGCGTGCGCGTGAACGGCGTGAGAGAGAAGCCGCCGAGCGTGCGCGGCAAGAGGCCGCGCGCAGGGCTCGAGAGGAAGCCGAACGCGCGAAGCAGGAAGCGGAGCGCAGGGCGAGAGAAGAGGCTGAAGCGAAGAAGCGCGAGGAGCAGCAGAAACGTGACTACATCAGCGCACAATGGCGGGACATCGCTCTGGGTCAAGTGGACATCGGAATTGCTAACGGGTCCGTCGAAATCTACGACGCTGACCGTGAACCAACGGATGCGGATAGAAATTCGCTCCGTGACAAATTGAAAAAGGCAGCGGACGCAGCAGCAAATTCCACAGAGGGTCTGGCGGAATTTGCCAAGCAGTTTGAGGGTCTGAACTTTGAGCAGACTCAAGAGCTTGGTCGGAAGTTATATCAGGAACGTGTAAGCCAACCCTCCCAGGATGCCCAGAAACGCCTGAGTGACGCCCGTGAGAAGTACCTCAAACGCAAGGCGTCATCTGGAGACGACGGCAATCGTCAGGAACTGTTGCAGAAAACCGAAGCTGCACGTCGGGAGCAGGCCAACCGCAACTGGGCAGCCGCCGTCGCGCGTCAGGTGGACATCTTCCGCGACAACCTGACAGCTTATGTCTACGAGACCTCCGAGGGCGGCCGCGCTAAATACGAAGTGGAGGCTGACGTAGCCGACCACTTGGCTACCCGTGGGGCGGAGGTCGAGACGCAGAATTTGACCGAGGAGAAGTTCAACGATTACTGGAACTCGGTCAAACACCTGACACTGCAGGAACTGCAACAAAGGGCGCAGACTGAAGAGACCTCGGACGCCGGCCACATTGCCGACGCCGAGCAGCGGTTGACGACCGCCAAGGAGGAGTGGCAAAAGCGCAGAGATGCCTACAAGGTTGAGGAAGAGCGCAAACGGAAAGAGGGTTTGCAGCCTCCGGCGCCGACCGGTAATCAGCCGACACCGGAGTTTCCTCCTCTGCCCCCGCGTGTGCAGCTTGACGAGGTTGAGTGGGTGTTGGCCGAGTCATCGCTGGCAACGACATTGGTGTTGGAGACTGACGGCTGGTACCTGTCTGTCTGTCCCTTATACACCTCTGACGCTGCCGAC